TTTCCTCAGACGTATACAGAAAGAGAAAAAGCAAATGGAAATCCGTGAAAAGATCATTGAGAAGTCGGGGTACGATGAGGTTATGCATGTTGATGATGATGGCGGTTATTCTAGCGATTACAATTCAATAAAGGAGGCAGTACAAACAAAGATGAATCAGTAATGAAATCTTTATTTAAAATATTCTATACAAAATGGTTTCGTTCTGCACCAGTTGTTGCTGCAATTTGGTTAACAATGACATCAGTAATTCTTATAATGTTTAATTATTATTTCCCAGATTTATTATTTCACCCTATGACATGAAGATAGCAATTATAACTGACACCCACTTCGGAGGTCGGAGGGGTAATAAGGTGTTTCATGATTTCTTTCAAAAATTTTACGACGACATATTCTTTCCAGAACTAGAAAAGAGAGGCATCAAAGAGTGTATCCATATGGGAGATGCTTTTGATAATAGAAAGAATATTGATTACTGGTCTTTGAATTGGTCTAAGGAACATGTATATGACAAGTTTAAACAATTAGGTATAAAAGTTTGGCAACTTGTAGGTAATCATGATGTTTATTACAAGAATACAAACAATGTTAACTCTGTTGATCTTCTTTTAGAACACTATGATAATCTAATTCCAATATCCTCACCCGACACATACGACATTAATGGTTTTAAAGCTATGATGTTGCCTTGGATATGTGATGACAACTATCAGGAAACGCTTGATGCAATAGAAAAATCAGATGCAAAGATTGCCTTTGGACATCTTGAACTCACTGGGTTTGAATTATATCCAGGCATGGTTCAACAGGGAGGAATCGACACAGGCATCATAGAAAAATTTGATACAGTATTCTCAGGACACTATCATACTAGAAGTAATGATGGACATACGTTCTACTTAGGCAATCCCTATGAGATGTATTGGAATGATTGTGGAGATAAAAGAGGATTTAGTATCCTAGACACAGAAACTGGTGAAATTGAGTTTATAGAAAACACTTATACTATTTTTGAAAAAATATATTATGATGATACACCAGCAGAGTTGTTCAAAGCTCATCTTTATAAAGATAAGATTGTAAAAGTTTTTGTTAGATCAAGAAAAAGTCAGTTACAATATGATAAATTTCTTGATAAACTTCTCAAAGCTGGTATAATAGACTTAAAGGTAGTTGAAAATACAGAAATCAATGATAAAGAAGTTGATTTAGATGGAGAAAAAGTTGAGGATACCTTGACTTTACTTAATAAATATATTGAGGACTCTGATTTTGAACTAAAAAAAGAGAGAGTTAAAACACTTCTGAAAGAAGTATACTTAGAGGCATGTGAAGCGGAGTAATGTACATCTTATCACTCTTAGGAAAAGAAGGAGAAGGCGCTTATGCTGTCACAAATGATGACGGACATAAGGCTTTATACCTTTTTGAAGAGGAAGATGATGCAACTAGGTATGCTGGACTCTTAGAAGCAAACGAAGCAATCCCCTTGACAGTTGTAGAAATAGATGATAAACTGGCTGTAGAGACATGTCAGAAACACAAATACAAATATGTTATTATCTCACCTGATGATATAGTGATTCCACCAAAAGATTATGATAATATTCAAAACGATACGGTGGCGTAACTTCCTGTCAACTGGTAATCAGTTTATAATTGTAAGTTTTCAAAAATCCCCCACAAATTTAATAGTCGGTGCTAATGGAGCAGGCAAATCTACTATTCTTGACGCTCTTACTTTTGTTTTATATAATAAGCCTTTTCGTAAGATCAAAAAAACGCAGCTAGTCAATAGTGTAAATGACAAAGAATGTGAAGTTCATATAGAATTTGAAGCCAATGGTAAGATATACACCATTGTCAGAGGTATGAAACCTACTTTATTTGAAATTTATGTAGATGGTAAGAAACAAGATCAATTTGCAAACGCAGTAGATCAACAGGCATACTTAGAAGATAATATTCTTAGACTAAATTACAAATCATTTACTCAGACTACCATATTAGGGTCAGCTACCTTTGTTCCTTTTATGCAGTTGAGTAATACACACCGTAGAGAGATAGTAGAAGATGTTTTAGACATCAAAATTTTCTCTGGAATGGCAAAAATACTAAGAGAAAGGATAAGTAAAGCCAATACTCAAATAAAAGAACTCACTATCAAGAAAGATATGATAGGTGAAAAGATAGAAATGCAGAAAAACTTTATTTCTGATCTTGATAAGAGTGGAAAGAAAAGAATTAAAGATATGAAAGAAAAAATAGACATACTATTTGAAGATTCTGCTGGTTTGATGGGTGAAAATACCAAATATGAAAATCTTGTTAAGACAAAGTATCAACCTGAGTTAGAAACCTTAGCTTCTGCTTCACCTTCTCTTAAGAAATATAACACAGTGAAGGGTAAACTTGAACAAAAGATTAAGATTATCACCAAAGAGCATCAGTTTTTCAAGGATAATGCGGAATGCCCTACCTGTGAACAAAAAATAGAGGAGGAATTTAGATTAAATAAGATTGGAGATATTGAAGCAAAGGTAAAGGAGATTAACTCCGCATACAAAGACCTTCAAAAAACTATAAACACAGAACAAAAAAAAGAGACCAAGTTTATAGAGATTTCCAAGCAGATCACGCAACTAACGAATGACATTTCAACAAACAATTTTAAAATTTCTGAATACCAAAGACAAATCCGAGATTATGAACACGAAGTTCAAGAAATTACCGAACAAATTGAAAATAGAAATACTGAAAGAGCAACACTTAGAGGTCTCAAGAGTGATTTAACAAAAGTAGAAAAAAATAAAGCTGATCAAACCGAAGAAATTAATTACTTAGACTTTGCAAACTCTATGATGAAAGATTCTGGAGTCAAAGCAAAGATCATAAGGAGGTATTTGCCTGTCATGAACCAGAAGATCAATAAGTATCTTCAAATGATGGACTTTTATATCAATTTTACGTTGGATGAACAGTTCAATGAGAAGATAAAATCTCCTATACATGAAAAATTCAGTTATGAATCATTCTCTGAGGGAGAAAAAATGAGAATTGACCTTGCTTTGTTATTCACATGGCGTGATATTGCAAAGATGAAGAACTCATCCTCTACGAATATACTGATCCTTGACGAAATATTTGACAGTTCACTTGATAGTAACGGCACTGACGAGTTTACTAAAATTATCAAGTATGTCATCAAGGATGCTTATGTGTTCATGATATCGCATAAGGTAGATGAGTTGACAGATAGATTAGATAATCTAATTACCTTTGAAAAAATGAACGGATTCTCAAAAGTTAAGTATTCTACATAATAGTACAGAGTTCGGTATACCGTATGCAGTTGCTAGAGGGATGCCATTCACTAAAACTAGAATGTGCCTTGAGGAATCTAGGTTTTATTGATATGGAATGGAGAACAGTTGCCCATGCAGGCATATTTTTTGTGCAACCTGTAGGTATGCCAGATGATCCAGAAGGAGATCTGTTTGGATTTACAATAACGTATGATAGTAAAGTAATAAAGTTACAGAATACAGCAAAGAAAGCCTTGGATACAGCCATAAAATGGTCGGGGTAGACAGTTGACAAACTGGCACATTGTTGATTGAAATTGGCACAAAATCGATTATCATGTGTACATAGACAAGAAAACAAATGCTCACACAGGTTAATTACGAAGTCAAAGGTCAACTCGCAAAACTACTTGCAACAGAAGATCTCATCATTGAGAACCGTAAGGTCTCCACAGCGTCTTTTGACACAGAGCGTAGAGTTCTTACCTTACCAATGTGGGAGAAGGCCTCAGGGGTTGTATACGACCTTCTAGTAGGACATGAGGTAGGTCACGCATTATATACACCCTCTGATAACTGGACAATCCAATATCCAGACGTTCCTCATTCTTATGTCAATGTATTAGAAGATGTAAGAATCGAAAAATTGATGAAGCAAAGATATCCTGGCTTGAGTAAAACATTTTACAACGGATATTCTCAACTTGCTGATCAAGATTTCTTTGAATTATCAAGTCATGATATTGATGCGATGGGTCTAGCAGATAGACTTAATATTCATTACAAGATTGGTAAGTTTGAAAATGTAAGTTTTGATGAAGATGAATTCTATTTTGTAGACAAAGCTTTCAAAACTGAAACATTCGATGAAGTTCTTGAACTTGCTGAAGAATTATATCATTTCATCAAAAAACAAGAAGAGATGATGACTAAAATAGATTCCCTTGAGTTTTCTGCTGGTGACATGGGTGAATCTGGTATGGGTGGAGGATCTGGTGAAATGGAAATACCATCTGGAGAAACAGATCAAGACGGTGAAGATCACGATAATGATGCTGATGTTCAACAAGGAGAGGGAAGACCCGATATAGACAGCATGACAGATCAAGAATTACTTGAGGAACTAGAAAATGCTTCTGATAATAATTTTATGGGTGGAATTCATGGTGGAGTATCTGAGGCAATCACAGACAAAACTTTCCAAGATAATTTAGAACAGTTATCTAAGAAAGAAACTAACTCATACTACGAACCAGAATATGTTGAGTTACCTGATTTAGATATGAATACAATTGTTGCTAAGAATGATGATGTTCATAAGTATCTGGAGAATTTTTGGATAAAATCTCAAAAACATTTTGATGCAGAGTCATCATCAAAAATGGATATCTTTCAGGCAGTTGACAATGATTACAGATTATTTCGTAGATCTGCTCAGAAAGAAGTCAACTATCTTGTAAAAGAGTTTGAGTGCCGTAAATCTGCTGATGCATACGCTCGCGCTACTGTTGCAAAAACTGGTATTCTTGATTGTACAAAATTACATTCTTACAAGTACAATGAGGATTTATTCAAAAAAATTACAGTATTGCCTGATGGCAAAAATCATGGGTTAGTTTTTGTTCTTGATTGGTCAGGATCTATGAGTACAGTTCTTATGGATACAATCAAACAATTATACAACTTAATTTGGTTTTGTAAAAAGGTTCAAATTCCTTTTCAAGTATTTGCTTTTACTAATGAATGGAATCACTATAGTAATGATGATGAATATATTTACAGAGACTACACATACAGAAGAGATATGTCTACTCATCACACAGAAAAAGATGGCGTGGTAAGAATCGAAAGTAACTTCAGTATGGTGGAGTTTTTCACAAGTGATTGTAAAAAATCAGATTTAGAGAAACAACTACTTAGTATTTGGAGATTGGCTACATCACTATCTGCATACTACAGATGGAATCCTAACATCTACTATCAATCTCCTAGAAGATTGAATCTATCAGGAACTCCACTCAATGAAGCTCTAGTATGTTTGAATCAAATAATCCCTGCCTTCAAAAAATCTACAGGTGTTCAAAAAGTACAATGCATCACTCTTACTGATGGTGAAGCTCATCCACTTTCATACAGTAAAAACTTTACATATCCTGATAATCCTGAGAGAAATTACATGGGATCTAGATCCATCATGAACGGAACAGTTTACATTAGAGATAAGCACAACAAAAAAACTTATTTCTGTAAATCAAACCACCATGAA